AAAGATGTGTTGAACCCCGGGCAAATAGTCGGGTGGCCCTTCTCCCAAACCGTCAAGGTGGAGCTCGATCCGAAAAGTATGGGCGATCTCCTGACCAACCTCTACCTCAAAATTGAGCTCCCCGCCAAGGAAACGGCGAACGTCAACTACACGACCCCTCTCGGTCGCGGTTTTTTGAAGTCCGTCGCCATGTACGTGGACGATATTTTGGTAGAGGAGATCACGGATGATTGGCAGATGATCCACGAATCCCTGTACTTGGACCCGCAATCCAAGAAGGGTAACCTTGTTCTTCTTAACATGAGTGAGAGTGTCACGCCAGGGATTAAGCTGAGCGACGCGACGATGGCACCCTCGAACCGGTTCATCGTCCCCCTCCCGTTCTTTTTTTGCAGGAAATACGGCAAGACCGAAATGCGCGAGGAGGTTGAGGATCGTCAGTACTTCCCACTGTGCGCTATCCACAAACAGAAAATCCAATTCGAACTCACGTTCCACCCCCAGACGTGGTGGCAGGGCGCGGAGAACGCTCACACGCCGACCACGATCTCGGTCAATAATTTTCAGCTCATCACCGAACAGGTCAAACTCAGCGACGAGGAACGGCTCTACCTCGTCGACGCCAACCACGAAATCCTCGTGAACGTGGTGAAGAAGCACACGTCGTTCACCACCGCACCCGAATCCGATACGACGTTTAAGGTGAACCTCGAACCGAAATCCAAGGTCAAAACCTTCCATTGGTTTTTCCGCGATAAGCTCTACACCACCCAGACCCAATCTTCACACCGCTACGTCACTTACGTTCGAAGCAGGGCCGCTGCGTACCAATGGACCGTCGGGGATCAGGGGGAAGGTATGAACCCGACGTTAGGGTCTACGATGGAAACGAGGAACACGCCCATCATGAAGAAGGCTCGCTTTTTTCTCAACGGCGAGAGTTTTCCCAATACCTTGATGGAGAGTCATGAACACTACAAATACGCCGTGCCGTATAAATTCGGTTTAGGTGTTACGGATGATCAGACCAACATCTACACACAGAGTTTCGCACTCCACCCTCTCCTAGAACAGTCGACGGGAACCCTGGATTTCGCAAACTTGAACGCGGATAGGACCCTGATCGAGTTCGAGATCAATACATTCTTACCCAACGCCGGTCAAAGTGAGGAAGGCGCTCCCGGCCTGGACCAACCGTTCTCGGGTGAATTTGAACTTCACATGTATTACCTGGAGATGCAGAAGCTCGATTTCTCGAGGGGTTTCATGACTTTCGCGGGTACACCGCCTCCGATCGTAGTGACGCCTGTCGAACCTGAACCCGAAAGGACTGATCCGACGGATGTGGGCGTGCAGGCATATTAAAAAAAAGGTGACACTATAATAGAATGTACCTCTGCGCCAAGGGCGTTCAGGATGCGTGGGTGACGAGGTGTCCGGACTACTCGCATTTCATATACAGTTTTCGGCGGCACACACCTTTCGGCGTTGATTTCTCGGACATACCGTTCACGGGCACACCAGATTTCGGCGAGATCATCACCGTCAGGGTGCCCAGTAATAAGAGTGATATACTCAATTCCGTATCCTTGACGGTGACGTTCAGGAGCGATTATGATGCCATGAAAACAGTCGGCAACCCGCTCACAAAACTCATAGAGTACGCTGAATTGCTCATCGGCGAGCAAGTTATCGACACCATCACCGGTGAATACATGTACATGAGGAACAAACTGGACACTTCCGACCAGCACACCGCCATCAAGAATTATCGGGGCGGGGAAGGTACGACGACCACATCGTATTACCCGACGAAATTCTCGATCGAGTTACCCTTTTATTTCACGAGGACGAACAAAAACGCCGTTCCCCTCTGTAAACTGAGTAAGCAACAGGTGTCGATCCGGATCAAGTTGGTGGACAGGGACACGTACTTTGCATCCAGATCAATAAACCTAAACTTACCCCCCGTCAACGTCGCGAGCGAAAAACTTATCGATCAGATCTTTTTGACGAGTGAGCACGTGTATCTGAGCGAGCTCGAGCGCAAAGCTTTCGAGGATTCGCACATGGAATACTTGATCACCCAGGTCCAGGTCCACGAGACGCGCATGCCCGCTGGGTTCAATAAGAAAGCCTTCCTCTTGGATTTCAGGCACCCCGTGAAAGAACTCATGTTCCTCGGAGAAGGAGCGACGACTCAGGGCAGCCAATACAACAACTACACCTTCAGACAGATCAAGACCGCCGAGTTGTGCCTGAACAACGTCGTCTTCTTCAGGGAGAACGGCCATTTCCTCTCCGTCGTTCAACCGTTTAAGAATCACGTCAACACGCCGGACGTGGGCGAATCTATGTTCGGCACGTACTCGTTCGCGCTCGACCCCGAGGCCAACACCCCGACGGGTCACCTCAACATGTCGAGGATCATTCATCAGAAGTTCACCGTAGAGTTCAACGAGCAGGATAGCTACGTTCCGGAAGATAATACCCCGGCGACCCGTTCGCACGCAGCCTCCGAAACACGCATCCGCGTGTACGCTCTGAACTATAACATCCTGTCGTTCGATTCCGGGTTAGCGGGCCTTAAATTTTATTAATATCATATAGTAGTTATGGCGGGATCTATCCAGCTCGAGTCGAGGGGTCTTCTGGACCTATACACGACCGACAATCCCGACTTTACATTTTTCAAAGAAAACTTCAGGAAGAAGTCCCAGTTTTCTTTGCAATTCATCGATATCAAACAGGGGAAAGAGTTCGAATACGGTGAGACGCACACCTTCAAGATTTTGCGTGACCACTGCGACGTCCTTCGAAGCGTGAGCCTCAGGTTTACTCTCCCCGACATAGTGCTCGCGGCCGGTGTGGACGCGGATAAAGATTACGTCTACGGCGAAGCCGCTAACTTCGTGGAATATATCAGATTTTCCGTGGGAGACACGGTGCTCCAACACATAACGACCGAGTACCTCGACCTCTACGCGGAGCTCGAGTACCCCACCACAAAGCAGGTATCTCTTTTCGATCTCTGTAAACGGGACGTGGACACGGTTTTCAACCCCACCACCGTGAAGAGCCGCATCTCCAGAACGCGTCCGTACCCCCGCCAGGTCGGCGGCGACGTGTGCATCGAGATCCCCTTCTATTTTCACGGTCACCCAGAGCTGGCCTTTCCCGTGTGCGCGCTAGCTTCAGAGACGGAGATTACCGTAGAGGTTAAGTTTAGGAATGTGGAGGAATGCATTTGCGTGTCGCGACACCAAATCTCGGGGTTCCAAGGTTCGGTCGGCGCTGACGTCGGCGATTTGGTCACGTTTAAACCGTTCGATTTAAAATTATCCACCGAGTGTGTCTTTCTAGACCCGGTGGAGAAGATCAAGGTTCAAAACAGTGTTTTCGAATTCCCCGTCACACAGATTCAATACGACGACGTGTTGGTAGGAAAGGAGGAGACTGAATTCAAAACGCGGTTACACTTTACGAACCTCGTGCAAGAACTATACTTTTTTGTGATGTACACAGATAACAACGCCTTCGGCGGTACCTTTAATTATAACGACACACCGGCTGATGCCGCCGGTCTATCCGTGGACCCTTCGTTGAGAAACGAACACATAAACTACGTAACACTCACACTGGACGGTGAAGAGATTTTGGACGAGCACACCGGTTCGCCGCATTTCCTGCGAATCATTCAGCCGCGACTTCATCACAGGAACACCCCCGTCACGAGGCGATTTTCCACCTACAGTTTCGCCTTGTATCCCAACGATAACAGCACGGCTTCCGGCCATGTCAACTTTTCCGTCGTCAAAGAACCCACACTTCAGGGTAACCTATTCACCAGCAAGCACGGGAGTCCCCCTGTGTACTACGAAAGGCGGTTTCACATCCTCGCGAAGACCATGAACTTCATACGGATGAAGGATGGTAAGATGTCACAGGTTTTTGATTACATGATTTAAACAGGGCTCGGTGTTCTTGAATAAACTCAAAGATTGAGTTCTTAATCACCCACTTGATGAAGTTAAGTTGGGCGAGGGTCGTTTGAATCTCTTCAGACGTCTCTGGGATTTGGTACGTGAACTTTTCGGCTCGACAGAAAGGATCGAAGAGCTTCTTGCTGTACCCGTCCAATGAAGATTTGTACGCGCAGTGGACGGCAAACATCTTGCCGTCCTTCGTCTTGAACGATGTGTGATTCTTTTTTGCGTAATTCGTGATGAACCACTCGAGGTTCCGCAGAGAAATTCCCCCGCTTTTGTTTAGTATCGTCAGTAGTTTATTCCTGTTGTGCTGGTCTTTGTAGAACTGGTTTATGGATGATAGCAGAATGCTTGACTTATTCATTGATTAAAAACTAATGTGTTCAAATCTATAAGTCCCTTTCGACCTCGTTCACACGCTGGACACCCCGCGACGTTCATCCGTTCCGGTCCGTGGTTGTGTCCATTTGCACCGCCGCTGCTCAAACGCCTTGATTCTATGTTGTCTCCCTGATGTTCGTGAAACTTGCAGTACCCGTTTTGCGAAGCCTTGAACGAACATCTGACCTGACTCCGGTCCTTCGTCGTC